CTTCTTGGTAAAGTTAAGATGGTAACAGTTGCTGTTGGTGATTCTACTGAGGTAGACATCAATAAACATAAAGCAGCTACCAGTCCTAATCTGATCCATTCATTAGACGCTTCGTTGCTTCATTTAGCAACGTTACGTTTTAATGCTCCCATTGCTTTAATTCATGACTCAGTGTTATGTCGTGCAACAGATATGTCCGTACTATCAACCATAGTACGAGAAACATACATGCACTTATTCTCTGATCATGATTATCTGAAAGACTTTGCTCAACAAATAGGAGCAGAGACCGACCCACCGATCATTGGCGATCTTGAGCCTGAATCGGTTATTGAATCCACCTACTTTTTCTGTTAATGGCACAAACCATCCACAAGACCGAACAGCCTGTTGTCCTTGAAGGGTTCCAAGCTGTACTGAAGCCTGGCAAGTTTGGTTACAAACTGTCTGCACTGCTTAATCAAGACACGATCAATACGCTTGAAGATGAGCGTACTGAACTCCTCAAATGGGCAGAATCTAAACTAAAGAATCCCAAGCGGGCTACGCTTAAGCCTGAACCTTGGGAAGAAGTGAAAGACGGACAATACCAAGTCCGTTTCAGCTGGAATGATGAGAATCGTCCTCCCGTTGTGGATACTGAAGGTACTCTGATTACCGACGCTGACACTCCGCTGTATGGTGGATCGAAAGTGAAGCTCGCATTCCGCCAAAAGCCTTACATCCTCAAAGATGGTGTGACGTACGGAACCAGTCTTAAACTGGCTGGTATTCAAATTGTTGCGCTCAACGCTTCTGCTGGTATTGACACTGGTGATCTGGATGATGCATCCGTGGCTGAGTTGTTTGGTAAGACTGCTGGTTTCAAGGCAGCCGATCCCAATGTGACTCCTTCTGCTGATGTTGTCGATGAGGATGACTTCTGATGCTTGAAGTTAATTACACCAAGAACAAGGAGTTTGGTTTGTGGGAAGCCACTGCTACCCTCGTCCTTCCTCCCATCACTGTTACCCGTTATAAGGGTGATAAGTCTGACTTCCGCTACGATCTGAGCCGTGCTTTCACTGAGATTATCGAACAGATTGTAGAGAAAGCTATCGAAGAAGATTGATGTTTAGATCAGGCTTAGAGGGTAAGGTCGCTGACCTTCTCTCTAGCTTGAAAGTTTCTTACGAATACGAATCACGTAAACTTCCTTACGTTCTTGAATGCAACTACATCCCAGACTTTCTTTTGCCGAATGGTATCTTTCTCGAAGTGAAAGGACGCCTGACAAGCGAGGATCGCCGCAAGATGATCGCAGTGAAGAAGAGCAATCCCGACTTAGATATTCGGTTCGTCTTTCAAGCACCCTTTAACAAGATCTACAAAGGATCTAAAACCACCTACGCCAAGTGGGCAGAGAAGTCTGGCTTCCCTTGGTGTTCATACCAATCCATCCCAATTAAATGGCTAACCTAAAGTACGGCTCAGTTGAGTTCTATTGTGAGCATTTCAGTGACTTGCTTGCTGATGTTGACGGTGAAGAACCTGCTACTGCTGACAACATCATCAAAGGATTCCTAACTTCTGTTGACGAATGGTTTGATTATCACGAACGACAAGCAAATGCATACGCACAACTCCGACAGCGAGTTCGTGAGGCACTTGCCGTGTGAACACTGTGGCTCATCAGATGCAAACTCTTTGTATTCTGATGGGCACACTTTTTGCTTTTCGTGCAATTCGTACGATCACACCGAAGAAGTTGTTCACACTCACAAAATGTCCACCAATGTACAGCTACGCGGATCAGCCGAACGGCTGCAAAAACGCAAGATCTCCGAAAAGGTCTGCCAACAGTACAGAATCCATAAAGACGGAGACGTTTTACGCTTCCATTATTTCAGCGAGTCTGGAGTACTTGAAGGATGTAAAGTAAAAACTAAAGACAAAGTATTCACCTACGAAGGCAATGTCCCAGGTACCCTCTTTGGACAACATTTGTTTCCCGCCACTGGAAAACGAGTGGTCATTACAGAAGGAGAACTCGATGCAGCTTCATGTCAAGAAGCTATGCCGGGGTGGCCGATGGTATCGTTACCTAGCGGTGCCGCTTCGGCCAAAAAGTCGATTCAACGGGTTATCCCATGGCTTCAAGGTTATGAGGAGATTGTCCTGTTCTTCGACAATGACGAGGCAGGCCGTA